ATGTCCGCACCAAAACCTTACACACCCCTACCAGATCAGCCCATGCCGCAGCGTGTGGCACCCCCTGGGGGGTTACAGGCTGCACAATTGGCACAGGCACAGTCAGAAGCTCAACGCCAAACACAGGGCGCCCTACGCGCACAACAAAATGCTGCTGTGGCTGCTCAACAGGCTGCCATGCGCATGCCCACGATACCCGTGCCGCAGCCACAGGCCGAAATCTACAATCCCTCGGTGCCCTTGGCACAGCGTCCCGACATAGCAGCCAACAATGCTGCTGTGATGAACATGCGAGCCGGAATGACCCGGCTCGTGCGCACATCCCCACCCACAGTGATGTCAGCACCCCGAGCACCTGCAGCACCAGTGAATCAGGCCCTGGCCTGGGCTCCTGTTCGCGTATAAGTAATAGACCCCAACCGGATCCGAGTCTGGACGGGGTAGTAGTTTTTGATAGATTAGAAAAGGACTAGCAATGCCCAAGAAACCCCTCCCCAACGCAGCCCCCGCAGCAGATATCAATCCCTGGGACAGTTCAATCGATCCCCAAGATGCTGTGCGTGCTGAACCCGAACCCACTGTGCGTGAGCGCATAGAAGAGACCATACAACGCAATCCCGTGGTCACAGCACCGGAGTTTGACATCGAAGGTTTGATGAATGACTTTCCCACTGCCACTGCACTAGAACGCTTTGTGTATGACCAAACCGGCATAGTGTTGAACCTCAAAGGTCGCGCACAACGACTCAAGTATCAAATGGCCATGGATGCTCTCAACGGTGTTGAAATCGATGTCAAATTCATCGGCACAGAAAATCCCTATGTGGATCGTGCTGAAATGGTGCCAGTGGAAGAATTGCGACCAGTGCCGCCGCGTGATCCCAGTTTGCCAGATCCCGCGGAATTGCAGAATGAATTCTATACGCCGTTTATTCCACATTCGGATGCTGAATACCGTGCGCGTAATCGCAAGGTGCATACCATATTTCGCAAGTATCGCAATGGCATGATCAGCTATGAAGTTGTGGGTCCTATTGAGCCTAGACCACAGGGTGAGAAAATGGACAAGTTTGGCAAACTGAGACCTGAACTGATCACCTGGGTTGATCCCAGAACTGGCGAACAAGTGGTGGTGCGTAGAGACGGCACACTGACACCACAAGGTCGTAACCTGCGTGCCATCATGCAGACCTTGAAGATCAACAACACCAATCACTGGCAGATGTGGGTGGATAGAGACTTTGTGGGCTTGGAAGCCGGCGAACTGACCAATCCATGGGACCTCAAGGGTGAAGCATGACACAGCCCGAAAATGGTGCCGGCTACTCACCGCGTGATAGAGAAATCGAACAAGCACGAGCAGCACAGGATACAAAAATTTTGCAAAAGGTCAATGCTGCACATCGTGAAGCATTTCATGCCAAGTTTCCGGGTCAGGTCGAACATTGCTTGAGACTCACAGCCGAAAGGCTGCAAAGTGTGTTGGCCAAGACCGATGCCACGGACCTTGGCAGGCCTGAAACCTGGCGTGCTTCACCACAAGAGATAGCCGATCTCAGTCTGGCCTTGATGCACTTGCAAACAGTGCATCTACGCCTGCAATCTGGCACAATGTGAGTCTTAGTCTGACCTGTCAAGACGCTGTGCAAGGCCTAGCCGGCCTGGCAGCGGAGTCAGTGGATTTGATCTTCACTGATCCACCTTATGGCATTCAAGGTGATCAACTGCATCAGCATTACAACCGTGACGAAAGTCAGGTGGTGCCTGGCTATTGCGAAGTGCCGGTGAATCAATATGAGGACTTCAGCCGGGCCTGGATCACTCAAGCCGAACGAGTGCTCAAACCCACAGGATCCATGTATATTGTGAGCGGTTATACCAACCTGCATCATATCCTCAATGCTTTGCACAGCACTGACCTGCGTGAAATTAATCACATTGTGGCTGCATACTCTTTTGGTGTTTATACCAAGAACAAATGGGTATCCAGTCATTACCATGTGTTGTATTGGGCCAAACGCCGTCCTTACTTTGATGGCGCTGCCAGATTTGCTGACACAGGTGAATCCTATCGTGACCGATTGAGTGTGCAAACTTTGAAGAGACAGTATCAACCAGGTCAGGTGCGCAACAAGAATCAACTGCCAGTGGAGTTTGTAAAAAAGTTCATTGAATACAGCACACGCCCAGGCGATGTTGTGGTAGATCCTTTTGCCGGCAGTTTTTCAACAGGTCGTGCCGCAGATCAATTGGGCAGACACTGTGTGGGATTTGAGATAAATCCCACAGCAGTAGAGGTTTTTCAACCATGATTGATCCTGCTGTGCTCATGCGACGCGCCCTAAGGTGGGTGTGTGAAACCAATGATCTCCAACCAGAAAGCATAGCCTTACTAGATGGACCCACGCGATCCCAATTGGAAGAATTGGCTCATTCGGTTTGTGATCACATGCGCTATCATCAGCTGGACTATTTTCGCCCATTTGATCATCAACGCCGGTTCTTTCAAACACATGCCAGCCCCAGACGCGGTATTCTTGCAGCCAACCGAATTGGTAAAACAGTAAGCACCTGTTATGAAACTGCCATGCACCTAACTGGTCAGTATCCTGACTGGTGGCAGGGTCACAGGTTTGATCATGCCATCACTGCCATGGTAGCCGGTGAAGGTTGGAGCCAGGTGGCCATGGTGCTACAGAATGAGTTGTTGGGCACACAGGACATCAAGATACGCGACAACATCGGCACCGGTGCCATACCAAGAGATCGCATTGTGCTGGATACCATGCGCGGCGATGGTGCCAACTGCATCGGCGTTGAGATACTACATGTCACAGGATCGCGCAGTTATTTGTTGTTTGCCAACTACACTCAAGAAGTGCGTCAAATGCAAGGTTTCAAATTGGATCTGGCTGTGTTTGATGAACAACCTCCAGATGATTTCTTCAGTGAAATAGTCACACGCACAGCCACCACACAGGGCGTGATCTTGTGTAGTTTTACACCACTCAAGGGTCTCAATGGCCTGGTATCAAAGTTCTGGAACCGTGAGCCCGGTTATGATTTTATTCGTGTGAGTTGGGAGGATGTGCCAGAATATGATCCCTGGCAAGAAGCATTCTTGTTAAAAGAAACACGCGAACAATTAGAGCGTGACTACTTGCCACACGAGCGTGAAGCACGCATTGCCGGCCGACCCATCATGGGTCAAGGTGCTGTGTTCCAACTGCGCACATGGCCCACCTATGCCACAGGCGCCTACAACTTTAGAGAAATGCCCGGCGTGCATAGAATCATCAGCATGGACCTGGGCTTGGTCAATGACCGCACAGTGATCAGTTTGCTGTATTGGTTGCCACATGAGCGCCAGGCTTGGTTGCACAGACAAATCTGTGTGAGCGGCACTGAAGAAGCCAATCCGGTAAATTACATCAATCATCTGTTGAGACCGGAAGTGTTTGGCACGCCCATTGTGTTGCCTGCAGATGCTGGCACGCCCGGACGCTATACCATGACCAGTCAAAGTCTGCGCGAGCTGTTGGAAAGTTATGAACTCAATGTGCATGCCCGACCCATACAGAATCCACCGGACAGTCAAGGCCGTGTGACCAACCACAAGGCCTATGGCATCAATGTCATGCGGCAAATGTTGGAAGCCGGCACCTTGCTGATCAATGAAAACTGCACAGATTTCCTGCGTGAAGCACAGAACTATTATGTGGATCCGCAGGGGCGTTTCAGTGATCCCGATGACGCCATAGATTCGGCTCGCTATGGTATCTTGGGTTGCTTGCAGGACATTGCCGAACCCTGGGATAATCGCACGCCCAGAGAGCGCATGGCAGCACACAGAGACAGATATGCGAGACCTGATTACTCCAACAAACCTGCGTGGAAGCAGGTTATGAATCCTGGCAACTAACCCAGGATAAACACCAACTCACTAAATATACAAACGAGGATTCCCCACAATGTTGGACATCAAGAACAAAGTCTTAATGCAGTTAAACACCACCAATCCTACCTTGGCACGCTTTGTGCGTCTCAAAGGTCAATTGGATACCAAATGTGCTGCTTACCTGCGTTATCTAGGCACCAAGAATGCAGTTAATAGAGCCAGTGATTATCACTATCTATGCTTGGCTGTGAGCGAAAGCACAGCACCTGTGAATGGCATTGATTACATTCATCCTGTGGTCAAACCCGCAGTGGATTATACCACAGCAGTGATTGCCAAGGGCCTCATGCCCAATGGTGAAATCAACTTTGACTTTGTGCCTGAAACCGAATCCGATGATGTGGCAGCACGCCAAGCCACCAGCATGGTCAGCAAGGTCATCAACGAACAAAACGATCCTCACTTTATCTTGCAGCGTTGGATCATGGATGCCAACCTGCACAAAAATGGCATGCTCATGATCCTGCCCACGCGCGAAACCATTGTGCGCTATGTTGAAACACAGGGCACAGCAGATCAACTGCGAGCATTTGAACAACAAGCAGCCGATTCAGGACTCACTGCCCTGCGTCAAAGCCGCAGAAAGACATCGGTGGATTTGGCTGCAGTGGCACAAGAAGTGCAACAGAATTTACGAATGGCAGCGCAGGATCAAGCACAAGGCATGATTGATCGTCACCTGGAAAACCTGCAGGGCTTGCCAGAAGATGCCGAACCTGTGCAACAGGGTGGCCTTGTAAATCCAGAAATGATGACCAGTGAAGATGAAATCATTCGCGATGCCATAGCTCGCAACACCATTTACACTGCTCGATACAAATTGACCGGAATGAATCTGCACATCCGATTCCGCAACATTGCACAGCATTATTGGATCTGTGATCCCACTGTGCAACAAATGAAGGACCAGGCCTTTTGTGGTTTCTATGATCCCATGAGCATTCAAGAAGCTGTGCAACTTTATCCTCAACTGCAGGATCACATGACCGAATTCCGCATGCACGCTGATTACAATCAAAATGGTGCCTACCAAGCCGGTAGTGTGCTCAACAACTTGGCCATACACGCTAGAGATTCGGTGCCTGTCATGGGCATACCAGTGGAATCCGGTGTGGGCGCAGACCCCGACAGCAGAATGATCACCATTCTCACTGTATGGGATCGTTACGACATTGATGGTGATGGCGAATTGGAACTGATCGAAATTGTGTTTTCGGGCAGCTACATCATCAGCGCCAAAGAAGTAGAATTCATTCCCGTGGCCAACATGTGTCCGCGTCCATTGCCTGGCAACTTCTATGGCATGAGCGTGGCCGAATCTGTGGTGCCCATGCAAGAATATGCCACTGCTGCGCATCGTGCAGAAATCCTGTTGGGCTTGCTCACAGCCACACCAAGATTGGGTGTGAAACCCGACAAGTTGGATTTCGAAATGCTGCAGGATGGCGAAGCTGCAATCTTTATTTTAGACACCAAGTTTGATCCCACAACAGATGTGTGGCCAGTGCCAGCCCCCAGTGGCAATTTGGGCTTTGTGGAAAATGCCATGGCCCGAATTCAACAAGACACCATGGCCATGATTGGTATGACCAGCCCACAGGATGTGTTCAATCCCGAAGTCATGGCACCTGGCAACAGCGGCGCCAAACTACAGTTGGCCTTGGGACCCAATCAAATCATACAGGACAATATTGTGCGCAATGCATCAGATGGTCTCAAAGAAGCCATTTGGTTGGTATGGCGCACCTTGATACACTACGGCGATGACTACGGTGTCAAGAAACTGGCACAGAGTTTTCATCCTGAAAAGAAACCGGTGTTCTTGGATTATGAATCCTGGGATGACATGAACTTTTGCGAACGCAAGCTAATGCATTTGGAATTGGCAGTGGGCATGATGAGCGAAGAAAATCAATTGCAACGCCAACAAATTATTCAAAAATGCCAAAGTGATCTTTACAGCACAGTTGCTGCCATGGCCCAGGCCGGCACACTAACACCTGAAATGTATGCGAAAGTCAAGAAGCCTTTTGCGGATACCTTATATGTGTTAGGAGTCAAAGATTGTGATACATACCTACCCACAGACGCGGAGGTAGTCACAATGATCGAACAAGGCAAAGCGGCTGCACAGAATCGTCAGCCCACACCAGCAGATCAAAAGGATCTCAGCAGTGCCGAACTCAACAAAGCCAAGGTGCAAGAAATCAGCGCCAAGATCACAGGCCAAACACCCACAGCCCAGCTGGATTACATGAGCTTGGCATCAGGTGAGCCCAAGGTATATCACTCATGATAGATCCAGAAGTGGTAGAAAGTTTCAACGCCCGCCTCACAGTGGGCCTAAGCGAGATTAAAAAACTGCCTCCAGGCCGTCAAGACCAAGTGAAAAATCTTGGCAGCCAGGCCGAAGCCTTGTTGAGCAATAAACATTTGGCCATGTTTATACATCAATACAAATTTGAACTGTGTGACGAACTGGCCAGCATCACAGGTCACACAGACACAGACAACGCCCGACGAATTGCCATAAGTCATCAAATCGCGGGCATAGAGAACTTTGTTGTTATGCTGCAAAAAGCAGTGTTCATCAAGTCCCGTGTGGTAACGCATCAAAACGCGCCCACACATCAACCTGAAAGTAATCTACAATGACAACTGAAACGCCTAACCCTAACCCGGCGGCCAATGCGGAAAATGCGGTTCCAAGTTTGGACTCAATAGCTGCCAAGATGGACGCAATGAAAGCAATGACATTGCGTAACCAGATGCGCGCTACCGAACCAACCGAGACAGGAGCAACAGAGGAATCTGTGAGCCCTGTGGCACCACAAGCGGAGCCAGAAGTTGCAACACTGGAAGAAACAGAAGCACAAGGCACAGAACAAGCGCCAGCCCAGGAAGAACCTGTAAGCGAAGCAGCAGAAACTGAAACCTCGGCCGAAGAACTCATAGACTTTATTGAATTTGCTGAAACAAACCCCAACGCCAAGTTTAAGTTTGTTCGCAACGGTAAGGATGTGATCATCGACGCCAAGAAAGCCGCGGCTATTCTGGGACAAGGTGGAGCAATACACGAAGAAGCAAGACAATTGAAGATTCAAAAAGCCGAATTCGACGAATACATGGCAGATGCCCGTAGCCGTCAAGAAGGCCTGGCATTGGCAATGGAATTCACAGTGCAACCCCGACTGCGTCAAGCCTATGATGAAATTGTAAAAACCCAAAGTTATCAAACAACCTTTCAACAACAGTTAGCACAGACTCAGGATCCAGCGGTGCGTGCGCGCATTCAAGCCAGCATGCAACAAAATGAACGCTATATCCAACAACAAACTGAAATGATTGGCTCATTGAAACCTCAAGTGGATCAATTCCGTCAAGTGCGAGCACAGCAGGTGCAGGAAGTGCTGGAACATAGTCGCAAGAATTTTACAGATAAAGAGTTGAAAAATGAATATGTGTATAATGAACTGCGAGAAAAAGTTGCCAAGTTGTGGCCCAGTCACAAAAATGAAATTGTGCCTGGAATCCGAAATCTGGACCTAATCTCCAGTGACGAAGTCCTATTGGGCTTGGTCAGAGACGGTCTCAAATTCAGAGACAAGCCACGCACTCAGCAGGCCGGCAGCAGTGTTGCCACATTGACCCGCAAGGGCAACAGCAACAACGCAGCCACTCGTGCAGGAGAAGATTCAATTCAGCGACTTCGCGAACAAGCCAAGGGAAGCGGCAAGGAAGCAATTCGAGCCGCGGATAACCTGTTGGTAGCCCAATTACAAAAACTTCGGGCAGCCAGAACAGGTCGTTGATAGCCAACAAAAACATTATTCAAGGAGAATAACAAATGGCTGAAATTACAACCTCCCAGATTGGTAACGGAACCACCGCCTACGGTGCTGACATCGTTGTCAAAGATCTGGACTTAGATGTATCGAACCGTGTCAAGGATGACACACCAGTTCTGAACATGTGTATGACCAAAAAGCGCAAAGTCAATTCCACACTGCCTCTATGGACCGACGATATCTATCGTTTGCCACAGACTCAAGCCTGGGTTGAAGGCGCACCAGTCAGCACAGCTCAAGCAGAAAGCAACAGCCGTTACAACTTGGCAAACTACACACAAATTTTTGCCACAGTGGTTGCTGCCAGTGGAACCGCACGCGCTGTTATGCAGTCCGGTGGTGACCCACAGGCCTACCAAGAAGTCAAACAGCTGATCGAACTCATGTTCGATGTGGAACAACAATTGGTTCGCAATGACCAAGTTGGCACCCAGTATGGTGGCCAAACAGGTTCGGCTGGTGGCGCATCAGGCAACACCCAGACCGGTCGTCGTATGGGCTCACTGAGTTCCTTTGCTGGAACACAGAGCTTCAATACCACAGCCAGCTCGGGCACCACAGGCATTACAACCAATGTGAATAACGCCACCACAGACAGTTCATCCGCAACTGCTAACACATTTACAATGAACAGCAACGGAACCACTTTCTACACTGGCACATTTACAAACCAGTTGTTCTCACCAATTCTTTACAAGCAATTGGTCACAGTGGCTGAAGAGCGTTACAATGCCAAGATTCGCACCATTGTTGCTCCTACAAGCCTACGCACCATGTTGAGCGATACATTCCCAACATCAAGAACCATCAACCGTGTTAATTCTGAGCGTGGCGACACCATTCAGACTTATGAAGGCGACTTCAACTACACCTATGAGATTTTTGATTCGTGGATCATGGATCAAGCTGGTGTCAGCAACAGCATCTACTTCCTAAACGAAGAAGTGCTACAGTGGGGTTCATTGCGCGACCTAGGTCCAAACAATGAAGTGTTCTCAAACGCTGACGCAAGTCTAGACCAGTTTATCATGGAAGGCACTTTGATCGTTCGTAACCCAGCCGGTGTTGGTATGCTCAACAACATCAGCACATCGGGCGCGAATGTGACAACACAGCGTCCAAGCGCACTGGTTCAACGCGCAACAAACACTTACTAATCCTCTGGGATCAGCAGGTAACAAAAGGCCTCCTCGTGGGGCCTTTTGTCTTTGTAATACCCTGGAAAACAGGCTTACGCTAAATATCATTATGACCACTAAACCAGACAGATTTAACGCCGCAGAAACTGAAACCGACTTTGATTTCTTGCGTCAAGATGCAGGAGGTATGATTACATCACACAATGGTGTGGCTGATCGCCTGTTGCAAAATGACAAATTGTATCGCAGCATGAAGGGCGATTGGAAACACACCGGTTGGAACGGCAATCGCAATGTAAAAATCACCACTGGACGCGAGGATGGCAAGTTTTACATTCAACGCGAACAGATGAATACCCAATTTATAGCACAACGCTGCAAGGAATACCGTGCAGCAGCCGAAGCAGGCTGGGTAGATCCATTAGCACCACTCATGCCCGATGGTAAAATTGGTTACAAGTGGATGGATTTGCCAGATGTCATAGCAATTCGTATCAGTGATCAGTATTTTGGTGGCATGCCCTGGACTGCTATCAAACATGATCGCACTCTCAAAGCACAATTTTATCGTGTGGTGCAACAAGAATATCCCCAGTATGTGTGTTATCCTGGTGGCCGGCTGCCCATACCCATAGATGTGCCCTATCCTGCCCGCGCAGGACAACAAAAATTCTTTAAGGGACACTGACAATGTTCGTAATACCTGACGCCGATAGCCTAGTAAGTTATCTCAAAGACTTTACAGGCAGCAGCAATGACACCGAAATCAAGCAATGTATTTTTCAAGCCGAATTGAGAATGCGTAACATTGAGTTACCGGCCTTGAGAACCGATCCCTATACCACATTTGGCACAGTGGGCCCGGGTCAGTTGATGCCTATTCCGGCTGACATGAACAAGCCCATACTGTTTTTTCAAATTGGCAATGGCAGTTATACAACAACAGCCACTGCCACAGGCGATTCAGGATCAAACATCATTAATTTGACCAGCACCCCCGGCCAAGGTCTGCAGATTGGTATGAGTGTGACCGGCACCAACATTGGCACCGGTGCCATTATTGTGAGTTTCAATACCAGCACACAGTTGGTCTTAAGCGAAAACAACACCGGCGCAGTGGCCAGCACCCTGACCTTTGCCACAACGCAGAGCATGAATGCGCAAAACACCGG